ATCGCACGCGGCAAAGCAAATGACGCATACCCAGGACAAGAGCCTATAGGGTTTTTTGAAGACATTGTTCAGCCTGATATATTTTTCGGATCTCCGTTAGAGCAACAACAAGAACGCGCAGCGGGCGAGAAGCCGGGCATTATGTCGGCGGCACTTAGTTCATTCACAGCACCCGCAGAAAACGCAGTGAATGCGCCGATGCGGTCGGTGGCCCCAACACTACCACCTTCTCCGTTTGGTGATGATAGAGACGACCGGGAAGGCCGGGGAAACCCATTTGCATTTGATAACCCGTTCGAAACAAAAACCGTAGAATCAACGGCAGAGGAAGCGGACAAAAAAAACAAGGAACTTGCTGACCTCCTGCTAGGACGAACCGGGTATACCAGAGCGGGACAGGGCGCTATTTACACATGAGCAACCAAGGGAGCCGTCAGGGCGTCGTTAGAGCGGCCACAGGCACAACGCTCCCGGTAAACGGCGACTGGATGCAATTATTTGACGACACAGCCACAGTTCAGGCGACGGGGACATTCAACGAGCGTCTATTATCCTACACCAACGTCAAACTTTCGGCATCACACACAAACATCAACGCCGCCAAACAAGCCTTTGCGGAAAACGAAGGTTTCAACAATTGGTCGAGCATGAACACGTTCACTGCGTAACGGAGCGGCTTAATGGCATTAACACCGAAGCAGGCGCGTTTCGTTGAGGAATACCTTATTGATCTGAACGCGACGCAGGCGGCAATTCGGGCTGGATACTCTGAAAAGACGGCGCAGGAGCAAGGTAGCCGCCTGTTATCTAATGTTATGGTGGCAAAAGCCATTCAAGACGCGATGGCAAGCCGCTCCAAACGGACGGAAATAGACCAAGATAAAGTTTTGGGGGAGTTGGCTAAGATTGGTTTTCTCGATATTCGGAAGGCAGTTAAATGGGGCCGAAGCCCTATAGACACTGAGTCTGAAAACGCATCTCCAAACGGTCTTGGTCTATACCCGGTTGAACTGGTGCCGAGCGATGAAATGGACGACGCGACAGCGGCGGCAGTATCGGAGGTTTCGTTAACTCAGGTGGGTGTCAAGATTAAGGTGCATGACAAATTAGCAGCCTTAGAAAAGATCGGTAAGCATTTAGGAATGTTCGTTGATCGTCAAGAGATAGAACACACAGGAAACATAACGTTCGAAACCGTGTATGAGTCCAAGCCAGAGAAATGAAGTTATCTTTTCGCGTTCGCTGGTATCAGCAGGCGTTTCATGAGGCACTGGTTAACAGGACCCATGATCGCCTCATGGCAATATGGCATCGCCGCGCTGGCAAGGATGAAATCGTTCTCAACGCCATGCGGGAATTGGCGCTTAAAGACCCTGGGACTTATTGGCATTGTTTCCCTGAACAGAAACAGGCGCGGAAAGCGATATGGAACGGCGTTAACGGACACACCGGGAAAAGACGGATATTCGAGGCATTCCCTGAACCGCTAATCAAGCGGATGCAAGACGATGATATGTTCATCGAACTCAACAACGGGGCAACGTTTCAGCTTATCGGATCTGACCGGTATGACAGCACTGTAGGTTCTGGGCCGAAGGGCATTGCTTATTCGGAGTGGGCGTTAAGCAATCCGAGCGCATGGGCGTATCACTCGCCAATGATTCGGGAAAGCAATGGGTTTGCAGCGTTCATTACAACACCACGCGGCAACAACCACGCCAAGACGATGTATGACCGTGCTACTAATAATCCGAACTGGTTCGCGGAAATACTGAGCATTGAAAAAACCGGCGCACTTGGGCAGGAGCAACTAGCCGAGGCGTTGCAAGAATACCAGGACTTGCACGGCATAGACCTTGGTTTTGCTATATTTGAGCAGGAATATTATTGCTCCTTTGCTGGCGCAATGGTCGGTGCCTACTGGGGCGCGGAGATGAATAAGGCCGAGCGTGAAGGCCGGATCGGTGATGTTCCCGTTAACTGGAACTATCCGGTTCACACGGCATGGGATTTGGGCAAGGCGATTAACAACCCGATTTGGTGCTTTCAGTGCATTGGGGATCAGTTGCACATCGTTGATTTTCACAGGCCAGAGACGGACGATTTAGCCGACTGGTGCAAATGGCTTGACGATCGTGGCTATAATGGAACCGATTACGTTCCGCACGATATTGGACACACCAACTGGGGATCGAAGCGCACCCGAATTGAAATGCTGCTGGACCACGGACGGAAACCGAAACAGGTCAAGATGGCGTCTGTTGCGGACGGGCTTAACGCGGGGCGTGAAATCATCAAGTTTGCGCGGTTCGACAAAGAACTTACGGAAACCGGCGTTGACGGGCTGAAGAACTACCGGCGCGAATGGGACGACGAGTTAAAAACATTCAGGCAAAACCCGGTCAAGGACTGGGCGGAACACATCGGGTCCAGTTGGCGTTATTTGGCGCTTGCCTATCGGGCGATGGATCCGGAACCAACAAAAAAAGACGCGATGGCAGAGCTGCTAAAGCCCGCAACATATAACGACCTGCATCCTAAAGCACCGGGTCGCAACAGAATTTAGAGGTCCATTCATATGGATGATCAAACAGTCGAAACCGATAAGGACTTTGGCGAAGGTCAAGTTGCGCTCGTTAAACGCTGGATGGCTGAAATCAAAATCTATGACAAGGAATGCACTGGAGCGGGCGATGCTGCGGATTGGCATAAGCAGGGCGAGAAGATCATCAAGCGCTATCGTGACGAACGGAAAGCGGGTGATAGCTCTCGCAAATTGAATTTGCTATGGGCGAACGTCCAGCTTCAAGGCCCGGCGCTGTATTCGAACACGCCTAAGCCAGAGGCCGTCAGACGATTTAAGGACAAAGACCCTGTAGGCCGCGCCGCTGCGATGCTGATTGAACGCTGCGCGTCTTATGTTATCGACACACAGCCATTTGATGACGTTATCCGAGGGGCAGTACAGGACCGGCTACTGCCCGGACGTGGGCAGACGTGGATTCGTTACGTGCCTACCATGCAATCACACACACCTCGAATTCCGGTTAACCCTAGCGAAGTGGTTAATGAGGAGTTCAATGAGCAAGGAGAGCTTGCGTCCAGCGTCCTGAACTATACAGACGACGACGGCACCGTTTATGAAGAGGGCAATACCAAAGAAGACGACGATGGCCGCTATGTTGACGGCGAGCCTTACGACGATGTTCAATGGGAAGACGTTTTTGTCGATCATCTGAACTGGAAAGACTTCGGTCACACACCAGCGAGAACGTGGCAAGAGGTCCGGGCTGTTTGGCGTCGGGCGCATATGACACGGACACAACTTGAGGCGCGGTTTGATAAGAAGATTGTCGCCCAGATCAAATTAGACTTTCAGCCGAAGTCTGCGAAGGACGAAGACAGCGGCCTTCCTTCGGACATTTGGAAGAAAGCCACGGTTTACGAAATCTGGTGTTCGGAGACGGAGACCGTTTATTGGATATGCAAAGGGTATGAGCACGGGCCATTAGATCAAAAGAAGTTCCCGTTAAAGCTCAATGGTAAATTTCCCTGCCCCAAGCCTTTATATGCGACGATGACCACAGACACCCTGATCCCCGTCCCTGATTACGTTGAGTACCAGGATCAGGCCGACGAGATAGACGAGCTTTCCGGGCGCATTGCTTTGCTGACGAAAGCCCTTAAGGTCACGGGCGTTTATAATTCAGCTATTAAGCAAGACCTACAGGCGGCTCTTAACGGCGACGAAAACCGGCTTATCCCTGTTGAGGAATGGGGGTCGTTCGCAGACAAGGGCGGAATGAAGGGGCAAGTCGAGTATCTGCCTTTGAAAGAGGTTGCGGAAACGCTTATGAGCCTGATGAATGCCCGTGAGCAGGCCAAACAGGATTTGTACGAGGTTACAGGCTTGTCGGACATTTTGCGCGGTCAATCGAAGGCGTCCGAGACGATGGGCGCACAGAATATCAAGGCGCGGTTTGGTACGCTGCGGATGCAGGATTCGATTGATGACGTTCAGCGGTTTGCTCGCGATAACATGGTCCTGATTTCAGAAGTGATTGCCGAGAATTTCCAAGATGAGACCATCCGCGAAATGGCCGGTATGGAGATGCCGACGCGGGAAGAACAGGCGCAGGCCAAGCAATTACTTATGCAAGCCCAGATGATGCAACAGCAAATGCAGCAGGCACAACAGCAAGGCCAGCAGGTCCCGCAAATACAGATGCCGCCACAACCGAAGCCGGAAGACATCGAGAAGGCGCAAGACATTGTTGATGATGTAGCGTTTGAGGACGCTCTGGAACTATTGCGCGATGATGGTATGCGGACCTTCCGCCTCGACATTGAGACCGATTCAACACTTGCCGTTGACGCCGAGGCCGACAAGAAAGAGCGCGTTGAGTTCTTAGGTGCAGCCGGCGGATTTATGCAGTCGTCCTTACAGATGGCACAGCTAGAACCTGACTTGCTTCCTTTGGTGTCTGAAATGCTGATGTTTGGTGTTCGCGGGTTTAAGGCTTCGCGTTCGATTGAAAGCGTTTTCGAGGATGCGATGGAAGGCATTAAGAAAAAAGCCAAACAGCGCAAGGACCAACCGCCGCAACCAGATCCGAAAGTCGCGCTTGAGCAAGAGAAGCTGAAACTTAAACAGGCTGAAATCCAAACCGGCCAACAAAGCGAAAAAGCGCAATTGCAAATGAAGACGCAAGAGGTTCAAGCGTCGGCGGCTTTGGATAATAAGGTTGCAGACCAGAACTTCGCACTTGAGATGCGAGCGCAGGAGTTCAACGAGCAATCCACCGTTGCCGATCATCAATTGGACAAGCAAAAAACTGAGGCTGAAATCATAGCGATGGGTAATGACGCACGTCTGAAAGCTATTCAGGCGCTTCCTCCGGTGCGGTTTGATGGACGATAGGAGCAACCAATGGATCACACTGACAAGCTAAAAACCAGCGCGGCGAATAAAGCATATCGAGACGGCCTATCCGGTATCGATTGGTCTAAGGGCCGAGAAGGAATAGATGCGCGACAGGCGGAACGCGAAGCGGCTAAGTATGCAGACACCAGAAGCGGTGTGCAGATCGTCGGAGACATTGAGCCGTTTTTGTCGCCTTTGGATTTCAAAACACCTGTTGGCGGTCGTCGCCAGCGCAAAGAGTTTATGAGGCGTCACGGATTGGCTGAGGTTGGCAACGAAAAGAACTTCGCTAACGAAAGGCCGAAGATGGGCAGTGTCGCTGAAGACATAAAAAAGGCTTACCAACAAACGAGATAGAATCCCTTTGGGGATCGCGACGGGTCGAGCGCGGGTTGCTCCGGCCTGTCTCCCCGTTGCGTTAATTAGGAGCGGGCAATTCTTCGCTTGCAGACATCGTGAAAAAAACCCTTCAAAGCCGACGCGGTGAACTCGCAGCAAACGCAATGAGGAACAACGCACTTTTCAATCATTTGACTTAACGGAGCAAAACTAATGGCAGACGAAGAAGATACAAGTATACGCGACGACATCGCGGCAGCAATGGAACCTGTAGCGGACGATGCGCCTGTTGAGGAGCTAGAAGCCCCGGCAGAGTTAATCGACGCACCATCGGGCGAAGCTGAGTCCGTATCGCCAGATGAAACAGATACCGAGAAGGCCGAACGCCTGCGCGACGAAAAAGGCAAGTTCGCCACTCCTGACAAGGCCGTAAAGGCCGATAATTCAACCGATGGTGAAGTGAACGCCGACCCATCGGACCCGAATAAGCCCGACCAAGGCAAAGACGTAGAAGAGAAAGGCGCGGAGACGCGGCCCCTGACTCCCCCTACGTCATGGACGGCTGAAGAAAGAGCAGAATGGGATGATCTCCCCCCGAAGGCGCAAGGTGCTGTCCTGCGTCGCGAGGCTGATCGTAACCGGGCTTTTGATCAGAAAAACGCCGAAATTAACCAGGTCAAAGAACGTTACAGCGAACTTGACCGGACACTTGAGCCCATACGAGCGAACTTGCAACGCGCTGGGATTTCTGAGGCTGGCTACTTTGGCCGCCTTATGGAAGCCGACCGCAGATTGCAGACCGACCCGGTTGGGGCCCTTAAGTGGCTGGCGCAACAGAGCGGCGTGGACCTTTCGCAATTAAATCAGACGGAATCAGAACTAGAACCAGACCCTTACACTGACGAGCTAAAACAACAATTGGCTCAACAGAATGAGCGCCTAAGCAGGTTCGAACAACAACAGCAGCAAGCGGTTCAACTCTCCGAACAACAACGTCAGCAAAGCTTAACGGATACAGTCCAGGGATTTGCGGCGGAAGTGGACGAAGCGGGAAACCTAAAGCATCCACATTTCCAAGACCTAAGCAAGCATATGGGCTCCTTACTGGAATCCGGTGCGGCCTCGTCGATGGAAGACGCCTATGAACAAGCTTTATGGGCAACGCCACAGCATCGGGACTCGATGTTGACCCAACGCCAGCGGGAAACCGAACGCAAGATTGAAGCGGATCGGAAAGCCCGTGCAGACAAGGCGAAGGCGGCGAATGTGAGTATCACCGGATCACCCGGAGGCGCAGAACCTCCCGGCGAGGTCGGTACTGTTGGTGAAGAGCTACGCAAAGCAATGGGAGCTGGTCGATAATTCTGGTTACGTCCTTTTCTAAGGACTTGAAAAATGGCTTCTCCGAACCTATCGGAAATCGTCACCACAACGCTGCGAAATCGCTCCGGCAAGCTGGCTGACAACTTCACTAAAAACAACGCTCTTTTGTACGAACTTTCACAAAAGGGTCGCATTAAACCTTTCTCCGGTGGCCGAAACATCACCGAAGAGCTGAGTTACCAAGAAAACGGCACATTTCAGCGCTATTCCGGCTATGAATCCGTGAATATCTCTCCATCCGACGTTTTGACCTCTGCTGAGTTTGAAATCAAACAGGCCGCAACTGCTGTCTCGATTTCTGGCTTGGAAGAACTGCAAAACAGCGGCGAAAACGCCCTTATTGACCTTCTGGAATCTCGCATTGAGAACGCCGAAGGGACAATGATGAACAACCTGTCGTCTGATCTTTACAGTGACGGCACGGCGAGTTCTGGCAAACAGATTGGTGGCTTGCAGTTGCTTGTTGCTGACACTGGATTGTCTACGGCTGGCGGAATCAACTCCTCAACCTGGAGTTTTTGGGCTAACAAAATCTACGATTTCAGCGCGGAAGCTGGAGCGCCAACGCCTTCAGCAACCACGATTCAAGCTGCCATGAACACGCTTTGGCTTCGCACGAAACGCGGAAACGACACCGCCAAGCTGATCGTAGCCGATGACATTTATTACCAGTATTACTGGTCAAGCCTGCAAGCCAATCAGCGGTTTGCGGACGAGAAAATGGCATGTGCCGGGTTCGATAACCTGAAGTTCATGGGCGCAAAAGTTGTTCCCGATGGCGCGTCAAGTGCTCAGGCACCTGCGAGTCATATGTACTTCTTAAACACGGATTATCTCAAGTTCCGTCCCCACCGGGATCGAAATATGAGCCCGTCTGAGGATCGTTATTCAACGAACCAGGACGCAATGGTCAAGCTCATCCTCTGGGCTGGAAACCTTTGTTGTTCTAATCGCGCGTTGCAGGGCGCGATGGTCGCATGATGAATGGTTGCGTAAGGCTAGGACGCCAAGCGCAACCAATCACGCTGGTTAAAACACACTTCGGGCGGCTCTTTAACGGGTCGCCCTTTTTTATGAAAGGAGCCATTTGCATGGCTTATGTTATCTCTGGAAAGATTGGCGTTGACCTCACGGCGACGCCTGCTGACACGACTGTTCCGCAGCACACTGTAGGACAGCGCGAGTTCGGCACTGACGGTCAAGAATGGATGTATATCCACACTGCGACCGCCATCACTCAATATGATGCCGTTGGCATTGATGAAAACTACGAGGCTTCGGCCTTAACCAAAGCAATGGCTGACGACGGCTGGCGTATCGGTTTCGCTCAAGTTGCTGCGGCTGACAACGATTACATGTGGGTATGCCTGGAAGGCTCGAACGTAAATGTTCGTGTCGCTGGCTCCTGCGCTGCTGACGTGTCCCTTTACACCACCGGAACCGCTGGCGTTCTGGATGACACCTCGGCATCACAGACCAAAATCCATGGCATCACGCTTGTTGCGGCTAACGCCACGACCAGCGCGACGAACAGTGAGGTTATTGCAATCTCACCGCACGTTGACTTGCCTGCATAACAAGACTGGGGCTGGCTTCGGCTGGCCCCAATTCGTTTAGGAGCGCCCATGCTGAACGTCATTAAAGGTATTTTGATTTTGTTGAACATCCTAGTTTGGACGGGTCTTTTTATTATGGCGATTGTCTACCCCATACCGGATGATTACGATGATGAACTTCCTGACGGTCTATAAATCAGGGGGGGCATTCACAAAGGACTATGTAATTAATCTACGGCGCGGCGTGATGCAGAACATCACCGCTGACCACAGATTCGTTTGTTTGTCGGACACGGTAGACCGGGCGAAGTACGACAGCGAGTCAGACATCCATTGGGAGCCGCTAAAACATGGATGGCCCCGGCACTGGTCAAAGGCTGAAATGTTCCGCCCTGATTTGGAGAAATACGGTCGGTTTCTGTTCATTGATTTATCAAGCGTTATCGTTGGCTCTCTTGACGAGATGGCCGCCGTTGAGGGCGTTTGCGTCACCAAGGATTTTCAATACGACTGCCCGTCTCAATCTATCCTGATGTTCCCCGCCGGGTCATGCCGGGATGTCTGGGAAAAGTTCATAGCGGACCCTGATAGGTGGATTGCCGAGGGTTCCAAAATGGAGCCGCCCAACTTCCACGATCAGATTTTAATGTCGGATATGGATTTGCCTTACTGGCAGGATATTCTGCCGGGGCAGGTCGTGAGTTTCAAAAAAGACTGCGCCGAGGGTGTCCCGGATGCCGCACGGATCGTCAAGTTTCACGGGAAACCAAAGCCGCACGATATTGAGAGCGGTTGGGTCAAGGATGTTTGGGAAGGAAGAATAAGCCGCATTGATTTTGTTCCCAAGTCGAACGTTTCTGATGATGTTTCTCTGGCCCACATGAGGGTTAATAATGCGCGCGGACTTCCGTGGGTTGAACAAGTCAAGCACCGCGTACAAAACGATCTGGTGATTGTGGGCGGAGGGCCTAGCATCAAGGAGAACTTGGGGCGCATACGGCACAAGGCGCTCTCAGGGGCGCACATATGGACGCTCAACGGGACACACGACTACTTGATAGATAATGGGATTATACCTGACGCGCTGGTGATGCTGGACAGCCGCGAGGGTAACGTCAACTTCGTTAAAAAACCACACAAGGACGTAACTTATTATATCGCGGCGCGGTGTCATCCAAAGGTGATGACGGCACTTGACGGCTATGACGTTTGTTTGTGGCATTCGGTCATTGATGGCGAGAAAGACGTTCAGTTGATGAAGGGCCGAGGAATTCTGATCGGCGGCGGATCCACGGTCGGCCTGCGGGCCATGTATTTGGCTTGGGTCGCCCTGGGATACTGGAAGTTTCACTTATACGGCTTCGATAGCTCTTACCGCGGCGATGAAAACCATGCCTATGAGCAGGCGATGAACTCCGGTGATGTGGCAATGCCGGTCTACGTCAAAGACAGGAAATTTATGGCAACGCCTTGGATGGCAAATCAAGCCACCGGGTTTAAGGAGCAGTGCGGGCAGATGACCCCGAAAGGCTGTGAGATCAGCGTTTACGGCGATGGATTATTGCCATACGTCGCCCAACTTTTAACAGATTAAACCGTGCCACTTTGGCGCACCAACAACCAGGAGAACGTTATGCAAAATACAGCTTTCGCACGGGGCGATGATGCAGGCCAGGAAGCCTATGACATGCTTAAAAACGGCACAATGATGCCAACACATGAGCGAGGGCGAACAACACCGCGTTTCTTCGTCCATAAGTCGGTGAGAGACGACGGAACACTTGTTGAGCAAGAGTGCGTTGAAATTTTTGTTCCCGGCGACAACAAAACCGCGCCGGTCAAAAAGGTAACGGACCACATCAAGCAGATATACGCGCCTGAGTATGAGGCGTGGAAGAACAACACTGAGATACCAGAAGGCGGAACGTCTTTGATTGCTTTGTTGGGACAAGAAGACCCGCGCATTGAAGACTTGAGATACAATAAAATCCGCTCTGTCGAACAGTTGGCGGAAGCCTCGGACACGATCATTCAGGGTCTTGGTATGGGGTACTCGCTAATGCGAGATCAGGCCCGCGCCCACCTTGAGCGCCACAGCTCAAACGATCACCTTGCGGAAGAGAACAAAGCTCTCAAGGCTCAAATGGCGGCACTGTCGGCGCAGGTTGCTTCGTTGGCTTCTGCTCCAGGCGACGGGGGCGGCTCTGCCAACCTCAACGCTCCATCAACACTTGAAGTCAAACGCGGAAAGGGCTGTTTCGTAGTTAACGACGGCACCGCCGATATTTTCTCAGCCCCGACAAAGGGCGAATGCGAGCTATGGGTCGAAGGACAATAATCTATGAGTTTGCTATCGATTTGCCAGGACGCCGCCGTAGAACTCGCGCTAGAACAGCCCGTCTCGGTTATCGGTAGTTCTGACTTGAATAACAAGTCTCTGTTACAGTTCGCAAACAAGGAAGGGCGCGAGCTTGTCAAAGCGACAAATTGGGAAAACCTGACCCTAGAACAGACGTTCACGACAACGGCGGCGGCGATTCAGACCGGGGCAATCCCGGCTGACTTCCAACGCTTCGCCAACGACTCGATGTATAACCGCACGGGTCGGCGCAAAGTCCTCGGGCCTATCACGCCGGCGCAATGGCAGAACGAGCAGGCATCTGTTACGGCGGGTGGTCAGTTTGATTGGTTCCGCCGTCGCGGTAATGACATTCTGTTCACGCCAACGCCCCCGGCAAGTGAAACTATCGCGTTTGAATACATCTCGACATATTGGGTTGATACCGACGCGGACGGCTTGGGCGAGGCTGTTGCATTCGCTGCTGACGCCGACACGGTTTTACTGCCAGAGGATGTCCTAATCCTGGGCGTCATATGGCGGTTCAGGAAGTCCAAGGGGCTGCCGTGGGAGACTGAATTCGCGGAGTACCAGCGACAGCTAGAACAGGCATCAGGGCGCGACGGTGGCGCTCCTACGCTATCTCTCGTTCGCGGTGGCGGAATACTTGGTTCGCCCAACACGCCAAGCACAGGATTCGGTGTCTAGCATGGTGCAGATGGCCGGGCGCAAAACCTCAATCCCCAGTCCGATAGGTGGATGGAACGCCTCAACATCGCAAGACCTCATGGGGCCGACCGACGCTATCTATCTCATTAACTTCCACCCCGGCGATTCCGAGGTATACGCCCGAAACGGATTTGCCTCACATGCAACGGGATTAGGCAACAACATCGAAACGCTGATGTCATACGACGGGGCAGGAACTCAAAATATGTTCGGCATTGCCGGGACAAGCGTATTTAATGTGACCGCTGCCGGGGCCGTTGGCGCGGCGGTCGTAACCGGGCTATCGGGGGCCAAGTGGGGAAGCCTGATGATGGCGACCAGCGGCGGGCCTTATTTGTGGATGTGGGACGAGACGGGAACGGACGCACCCCAACACTTAACCGGATCAACCTGGGCAACGCCTACATTAAGCAGCATCACGGCATCGGATGTTATCGGCGCAACGGTGCATAAGCTCCGCCTGTTTATGATTTTGAAGAACTCACTGAAATTCGCATATTTGCCGGTCAATTCGATTGCCGGGAACGTCACCACGTTCGACCTTGCAAGCCTATTCACGCACGGCGGCACGTTGGCATGGGTTGGAAGCTGGACACGCGACGGCGGGGCCGGTGTTGACGACCTGATATGCTTCGGAACAACGAACGGGGAGATTGCGGTTTATCAAGGCACTGACCCGGCGTCTGCCTCAACCTGGTCATTAATCGGTGTGTTCAAGATTGGCGCACCCATTGGCAGCCGATGCGTGATGAAGGTCGGCGCGGATCTGATTATTTTGACAGAGGCGGGCGTGGTCCCGTTGTCTCAAGTGCTGACAACAGGGGAAAGCGCCCCATCTACGACAATCACAAATAAGATTGCAGACGCATTCAGAAATGCAAACAGGATGCACGGATCGCGGTCTGGCTGGTCAATGACGCTCTACCCGAAAGGCAAATACGCTTTCGTGAACGTCCCGGTCGGAACCACAACCTTCCGGCAGTATGTCGTCAATCTGAAATCGGGCGCATGGACGGAATACCGGGGGCAAAACGGCTTTTCATGGGTTGTCCATAACAAAGAGCTGTATTTCGGCACAAACGGGACTGTCTTTAAAGCCGACACCGGGGCGAACGATAACGGGGCGGCAATCGAGTGTTCCGGCAAGCCAGCGTTTAACTATTTCGGATCTCGCGGGCAAAACAAACAATTCACAATGATGCGCCCGGTTATGGAGTCAAACGGCGCATTGCCGGTCCAAATCGGGTTCGACGTGGACTTTGCAAACGGGACATCGACCTATACGGCGAGCTCGGTTGTGGCGGAAGGTTCGGCTTGGGATGACGCGACCTGGGATTCGGCGGATTGGGCGACCGAGGCGGCGACCATTCAGGCTTGGCGGTCTATCACCGGCATAGGCTATTGCGGCGCACCGCGTATTAAAACAAGCACGACGGCGCAGAGTGTGGTTTGGCATAGTACCGACATTTTATACGTTCCGATGGTGGGCCTGTAGGAATGAACTTTGAGCAGGCTTGGCCGCTTCTGGTTAAGGCCGCAAACATAGGCGATTACGTCAGTAAAGAAGAAACACAAGAGGGCCTCCGTAGCGGGGCCTTTCAACTATTCACGCGGGGAAACTCCGCAGCGATTACCGTGTCAAAGGGCGACACGTTGAGAATCGGTCTCGGTGGTGGAAGCCTAACGGAGCTAAAAGGCATCCACTCCGAGATTCGAGATTATGCAAAGCAGAACGGTTTCACTCAGACGGAAATATTAGGCCGCTCGGGGTGGGAAAAATTACTCGGATATGACCGGGTAGCAGTATTAATGAGGAAAAAAATCTGATGTCTTTCATTGGCGATCTATTTTCAAGCCCGAGCGCTCCCTCGGCACCAAACCCGACATCTGTTGTTAACGCCCAGACAGGCGCGAACGCGGAAACGGCGCGGCTTAACGCCAACCTTAACCGGGCCGACAGTTATAGCCCGTTCGGGTCTGTGACGTTCGAGGACATGGGCGGCGACAGATGGAAATCTGAGCAGACGTTTAGCCCCGAAATGCAAAACTTATACGACGGTCAAATGGACATCGGGCAGGGCATATCCGACGCGGCACAAACCCGCGTTGACCAGTTCGACAATTCCAAGTTCTCCCTTGATGGCGTTGCCGATTATCAAAGTTCGATTGACCGGGGCGGTCTTTCTGGAATTCCTGGACTTGGCGATTTCGACGGAGCGCGGAACGAGGCCGAGGACGCGAGTTTCAACCGGGTATGGGATAGATTGAATCCGATGTTCGATCAGGAATACGACGCCATGCAGACCAACCTAGCCAATCAAGGCATCTCAATGGGTTCGGAAGCCTATGACCGTGAAATGACCAACTTCGACCAACGCAAAAACGACGCTCGAACGGCGGCTGGTTATGATTCAATCGGTGCCGGTCGTGACGCTTATAACAACCTGTTCAACAACTCCATGATTTCCCGCCAGCAGGGCGAGAGCGAGTTAATGAGCGATGCGAACATGGCGAACGCCGGACGGTCGCAACAGATTAACGATATGCTGTTACAGCGCGGCCAGCCGATGAACGAACTCGCGGCCTTGCTGCAAGGGTCGCCAGCCGTTCAAACACCAACACAACAACCGATGGCTGGGGCGGGGGCTGCGGCCCCTGATGTCATAGGGGCAATGAATAACCAATATGCCGGGCAGATGGCGAATTATAATGCCAAGGTCGGGCAGCAAAACGCCGCGATGGGCGGATTGTTCAATCTCGGCGCTGCTTCGCTGATGGGGAGATAATCAATGGCCGGTCAAATTTTACCACCGCATCTACAGAGTGCCCGGAACAACGACTCCCGGCAAGACCTCGCCGCTATGCTCAAGCGCCAAGCGTTCAACAGCGGGTCTATCCAATCCCCGTGGCAGGGAATCGCGCAACTAGGCAGCGCTTATTTTGCCGGGAAGAAACAAGACGAAATAAACGACGACTACAGCAAACAAGGCGCGGACTATAACAAAGCTTTAGGTGCGGTGCTAACGGGCAAGTCTAAAGACTACTCCAAGCTCGGACCTGCCGGGACTCAGTTTGCAATGCGCGATATGAACCAGGCAGACAAAAAAACGGCCTACAATCAAACCCGAACCGATAAGTTAACTGACGCAACTACGGCGCATAATCGTAATCTGGAAGTGGCCGGACTCAGCCAAAACAAGCCCCTAACTAGGGAGGCAAAAGCGCAGGCCGATTTCTTAGGAAAACGGATTGATGATCCTACTTACCGCGCTATTCTAGCCAATGCCGGTAAGTCTGGCGTCACAGTCACCAACACCGGGCCAACTCAACAGACTGCAATGGAAAAAGCCTTAGGCCAGCAATTCGCCACTGATTATACGAGCCGCGCTCAACAGGCTTCAACAGCAGCCGGGACAGTCGGACAATTGGATATCTTGACCGGGCTATTGGATAGCGGATTACAAACAGGCTTCGGGCAACCGTTCATTGAAGGCGCGCGTCAATTGGGTGCCCAACTTGGTTTAGACGTAGACCGTTCACAAATGGCCGGTGCCGAATTGTACAAGGCAATATCTACGAAAATGATCTTACCATTGGTCAAACAATTGGGCGTCAATCCTACTGATAAAGATTTGGCTTTCGTCGTTCAGGGTTCGGCGGAATTGTCGAAATCTCCGGAAGGGAACCGCCTAATCATCCAAGCTCTAAAACGAGATCAACAACGCAAAATCGGTTTGGCTCAATTGCAGTCAAAATATTACCAAGCAAAGAAAACGATGGTCGGGTTTGCAAATGTTGAGGCGAATTACATTCAGCAAAACCCAATCTTCAATGATCAGGAACGCACTCAGCTGGCAGGGCTTCGCGGCGGATCTGGGGTCAATCAATCAGGCGCAACGTCGCCTAAACGGCGTCGGTACAACCCTCAGACAGGGGGGCTTGAAGAGATGGGCGGCGATCCGTTGGCCGGTGCTCCGGGCGCTCAAATTAACAACGGAAGAACCAACACTTTCCCGCTTCGTTAAGAAGCTCGATCAGAGGTCACAGGAATAATGAACCCACGTTTAATCCCCTCAATAAGTAAGCGTCGTTCTGAGTCGTTTATGGGCAGGGTAGCTTTTCTCATAACGCCGTCATGGATGAAGGAAAGGCAGCTGCAGTCACGATGGAACATCGACTTTGCTGCCTTATCGAAAGCGGCACGGTCTTGGGTATTCATCGGTGGCAGGCTGTTGAGCAGCTTATCAAGCGCAGTCATCTCCCCAGCATGAACTGGAAAAGCAATCAAAGTCGCGATTAGAACGAGTAAGCGCATAAACAGAATATAAACAGGAATGAATGAAATGCCACAAATGATTGAAATCGAAGGCCCTGACGGCTCAGTAATTGAGTTCCCCCAAGGCACAGATGACACGACGATAAAGGCTGTTATGCAACGCAGTTTCGCGCCAAAGCGAGAGCCGTCATTCGGCGAACAAATGCTCAATACCGTATCTGACGCGGCCAGCGGTGCCGTTGATTATGTCCAAGACGCCTGGACGGGCGGAGACCGGCGCGACCCCGCTATTACGGAACTCCCAGAGCAATACACCGGGCAATTCAAAGAAGGTGAAGGCATGCTTGGCGCAAAATTATCTTTATCGAGAGGTGACATCGGAAAGCTTGATATCTTCAAGCGCTTCCATCCAGACGCTCCCGCCGAAATTGACGAACACGGCAATGTCATAGTCGAGCTTGATGGCAATAAGCATTACCTCAACGCACCCGGTTTTTCATCTCAGGATGTTTCAGATATCGGAACTACTGCCCTAATCGAATTGCCGTTTGCCAGTGCTGGCGGTCGCTTATTAAAGGGTGCTGGCATGCTTGGTCGTGCTTTGGGAACTGGTCTGGGGGCGGGTTCTGGCAGCGTTGTGCAAGACCTTGCCGCGCAAGCCGCTGGATCAGAGCAATCGATCGATATGCAAAATGCAGCAATTGCGACCCTTGGCGGCGGTGCTTTTGAATTCGCAGCACCATTATTGAAGCCGTTTTTCCGTAAATTTCTTGGTTCTACCAAAATGGCGAATAACGGCACCTTAACCGACGCCGGACGCAAAACACTGGACCGAATGGGAATTGATGCAGACGAAATAACCCCAGAATTTGCCCGCCGGTTTGAGGATATGGCCCGTGACGCCGTTTCACCCGATGATATGGCAAACGCAGCCCGACATGCCCAAGCGGGAGAACTCGGAATCCCATTGAGCCAAGGTGATGCCAGTGGCCACGTAATGCAGCAAGGCAGGGAAGATTCCATGATCAAGGGCGCTATGGGCGAGCCTGCTTCCAACGTCATGCGCGGATTTAGGGAAAATCAGTCTGACGCGGTAATGAATGCCCGAAACAACGTCCAAACCGATATTGGCGGTCTGGGGATAGACTCATTCGAAGGCGTAGGAGCCACGCAGAGCGCCTTGAGGGAAAATGCGGACGCAGCCAAGGCTCAAGTCCGAAACGCTTATCAGGAATCCACACAGAAGAAGGCCGGAGTCCTTAAAGATGGCGTTAAGGGCATGGCAACGTCTATTCGTCGTGGATTTCAAGATTTTAACCCGGCAACAGCCCCAAAAGCGGCTTCATTGGTCAAGCAGCTTGAAACCTTTGAAAAGAAGTTTCCGGGTAACATCAAATCAGTATCGGTGAAGGCCATTGAGCAATTCCGTCAACAGGTATCGGCATTAACTCGTTCAAGCGATCCGGTTGAAAAAGCAGCAGCCGCAAATATCCGTAAATCGCTCGATAACTACATGAACGACCTTGTTAACGACGCCATGATGACGGGTGACGTCACCGCCATAGAAGCATTTAAACACGCCCGGTCATTGCGAACAGAATTCGCCAAGAAATTCGAAGGCGACAAAATATTAGAAAAACTGATCGATCAAGCGGACGGTACATTTCTGCTAGAGCCAAGTGAAGCGACGAAGTACCTGTTCGGGGCATCCAAGCTTGGCAGCAAGGTCGGCACGACAAAGGCAATCAGGCGTATTAAGAAAATACTCGGACCTGAACACCCGGCATGGATGGGATTACGTGAAGAAGCGTTTCTAAAGCTGTTCCCAACCGATAAGGCAGCAATCGCTAAATTTCCCGGTGCCTTCAAAAAGGTTATGGCGGAATCGCCAGAGCTGATGAATGAATTGTTCACACTACAGGACAGACGAAAGCTTGAGCGGTTTGCCGCTGTTGTATCGAATGCGACAGCAAGAGCGCCTGGTGCCGTTAATCACAGTGCTACTGCATCAACTTTATCCAGATTGGCCCAAGATGTTTTTGGTTCAAGCAGGAACATCGGTTCATTCATCGCAAACCTGCCCTTCGTGAAGGATATCGCCCAGGCTGGTAGAAACGCCGTCAACGCCGGTAAAGCCCAGGCAGCGACACGGCCACGGATCCCCCCATCGGTCGTTCCCCCAGGCATAGCAGGCGGTATCGGTGCAGTTGGCGCTCAAGAGTATATGAGCCCAGAGGATCAACGCGCAAAAGAGCTTGCTCAAGTCTTGCGCGGAAAGAACGTAGCGAGCGGAAAAAGAAATCCTTTAGCAGCGGCTTTGATGCGGGGGGATTATTAATGGCAGGAAAACCTGAAAAAACAGGAAAAAAACAGGGCACTAAATTCAAACCCGGCAAAACTGGAAACCCTAACGGACGGCCCAGGGGTGCGCGTAACAAGACCACGATTGCAGTAGAATCTTTGCTCAATGGTGACGCCGAAGCACTTACTCGCAAGGCAATTGAGAGAGCGCTGGAAGGTGACGCCGGGCTTACCGGATTGGCTGACGATGTAGCCAACACAGCAGGAAAGGGCCGTGAGACGGCTAAAACGGTATTTAGGGGGCGCACACAGTCGTCAGGCAAGGTTCTGCAAAACTCACTGGCCGACAATCTGACCGACGCAAAGGGTTTTGCGACGAAACAGCAATTGATTCGGGACCGTTCGACGGCGGCAAACAAAGCCTATGAAGATGCAAATTCCGCCGTGCCGATGCTTCAGTCACCCGGGATTAATGATCTGATTAAGCATCCAACCGTTTCAACGGCAATCAAGCAAGCCAAGTTAATCCCGAATCTCGCGGACCTTGCCGACAACGACATGCGGGTGATCGATGCCGCGTACAAGAACATTAATAAAGCGGCCCGCGCTCCCGGCGCTACCTACACCGACACCCAGATCCGCAAGGTCATGTTTGACGCCATTGGCGAAGAGAACCCGGCATACACCAAGGCCGCGACAGACTTCGCTCAAGAATCCGCGATTATCGACGCCATAGACGAGGGCAAGAAGGTGTTTCGCATGGCACCGGATGAAATCAAACATCGGGTCGCAAACATGACTGCGGAGGAAACGGAAGCGTTTCGGATTGGTGCCGCCGATACCATCAAGTCAACCATCAACAAGACCAAAGATGTCGCCAACAAGGGTGATAAGATTGTTGGCAATCGCGAACTGAGAGAACGCCTTCTAGCCATCTTCCCAAGTCGCGGCGCTTACAAGAAATTCATGAAGGTCGCCCGCGCAGAAGACCGTTTTCAGCGCAATGCAAACGAAATTGTCAAGGGTTCGCAGACAAGATCCCGTCAATCGGGAGGTAAGGCACTTGCGGCAGACGTCGGGGCGGCTGGTGTTGAACTGGCCAGAGGAAACCCGCTAAACGCAGCATCTCATGCCATAGGGTCTATGTGGCGTAACGTGACTGGGCCATCAGAGCGTATGGCCGACTCCCTCGCGCCGATGCTGTTCAATCAAAATCAGACAACAAACGAGGCCCTTGTGCGTGCATTAATGAAGAAACAGCCGCGCCCGACGCTGGCGCAGGATAATTCAAAGTTGGCGGCGGCGTTAATGTATGGAGCGGGTGCCGGAGGCGGGTCGCTAGACCATCCATCGCCCATACTTCCATAAGTGCCAAAGATGAAACACAACGACGGCAACAAGGAACAGCCACAGACCGTCGCTGCTCAGTGAGGCTAAAAACACGCCTGCCATCGTCATGACAACAACAAACAGAACAAACATCAAAAATCGCATTTAAGCACCATACCCCGAATCGCCGGGTTTGGTAATGAAAAAATACACCAGAAATTACACGCCGCCTTAACGGGCGGTTTTTTTATGAAGGAATGAGATATGGCTTGGAACGGCAGCGGTACATTCACACGCACGAACGGCGTTAATACCGGTGACACAGCGTGGGAGCAAGATCGTGACGCCGGAACTAAAATAACCGTTGCGCGACACGATGCTCACGACACAGATATAGCCAACGGCATCAACAACGCCCTCGCGAAAGACGGCCAAAACGCGATGACGGGCGACTTCGATGCAGGGTCAAACAAATTAACGGCGGTTGCTGATGCCACGGCCCACACTGACGCGCCGAACATGGGGCAGGTCCAGGATGGCGCGGGCGTTTATGTGGCAACGGACTCTGGCTCAGCCGATGCCTATGCGATAGCGCCAAGCCCTGCGATTACAGCTTACGCAGCGGGGCAATGCTTCTCTTTCCCTGCCGCAAATGCCTCGACAGGGGCGAGCACATTGAATGTTTCGGCGCTGGGCACAAAGGCTATAGAATATCAAGGCTCTGCACTTGGCGGCGCTGAGATTGCCGCCGGCGCAATTATCGTTGTTGAGTATGACGGCACGGCTTTTCAGATGGTTTCGCCTTCTGCTTTATTAAGCGCAACCAATGGCGATGTCCTTGCAGCCAATAACGGCTCAGAATTCACGGAAGCCACTTTTAAGGCAAACCTAAACCTTGAAATTGGCACCGACGTTCAGGCGTATGACGCTACAGAATACAGCGCAGAAGCTCGTACCATCACAGCCTACACAGGCACAGCATTAAACTCCTCACTCACACACGAAGGGGGTGTTGTTACTATGAGCAATGCCTCAGCTAACGTATTCACCATTGAGCCTAACGCTACTATTGCACACACAGATGGGGCACAGATTGATGTGGTCATGCTAGGTGCTGGGGTAACCTCCGTCACTGGCGGTACTGGGGTTACGTTGAATGACGTGAGCGCCGGTACGGGGGTATTAACCCGATACCAAGCGACAACCCTTGTAAGGATATCGTCTGATGTTTGGGTCGCACCCGGCTTAGGGACCGTATCCTAATGACACACTTTGGTTTAGGTATGATCAAACAAGCCATAGCACTTGATGCCACTGTAACCTTTACAGACACAACAGTTAACACCGCCAACCAATCAGTATACAGCTTTACAACACAAGCGTTCGGTGCTGCTGATGCCACTAGAGTTATTGTTGTCGGTATAGCCCACGGCGGCACAACAACAGCTGCTTCATGGGTGACTATAGGGGGTGTATCCGCCACTAAAGCAGTAAGTACATTAGAGAACGAGTGTCACGCTGCTATATGGTATGCCGAAGTTCCAACAGGGACATCAGGAACTGTTGTTGTTGGCGTCTCAGGTGGTGCCGGTTCTTGCGCTATCGTGGTGTGGTCAGTATTAAACGCTTCATCTACACCAACCGCTACAGGATCGTCAGTAGCTAACCCACCTTCAACAACTATATCGTGCGATGCGGGCGGCGTTATCCTTGGGTTCAACCAGAACAGCCCATCGAGCAATAAAGCAACAACATGGACGAACTTAACTGAGGTCGCAGATGCTACTTTAGAAGGAGATAGAACTTACTCTGGAGCCTCAGACGCATTTGAGACTGCTCATGTAAGCCGTGCGGTTACCGCGACTCTGGATGGTGGAGTGGAGAATTTCGCCAGTATGGTTGTCGCATCATGGAGCCCCTAGTTTAGGGTGGTTATAACAGACTGCTAATTCAAAAGGATTAGTGCAATAGTAACTAAGTTGGGGTGGGCCTCTGACGTCTCAGGACGGCTTGAAGCAACTGAAGTGCGACAGGAAACGGATACTAAGTTCCACACCGATCAGCATTGCGGTTAAAGCGCCGTTTAAATACGCGAACGGGCAAGCAACTGGGTAGGAGAATGAAATGTTAAGCAAGACTGCAACCGCCTTGATGGCGGTTTCTTTGTGCCTGATATCTGTAACGGCAAACGCTCAAGCCGTTTGCGGCACCCGCGATGCTCTGCTCAAACGGCTAACTGACGAGTACAAAGAATCTCCCATTTCAATGGCGCTGGCGGCCAACGGCTCGGTTGTTGAAGTAACCCGTTCCGACAAAGGCACATGGACAATTCTTTTAACCAACCCGAGAGGCGTCACCTGTCTGATGGCCGCGGGGGAGAGTTGGGAAACTTTGAAATCAAAAACCAAGGGGGATCCGAGCTGATGGCCGGTGAATTGATTAGACATGCGGGGGAATCGTGCAGTGATTGAAGGTATCGGACCAGAGCGGCGGACAGCGGAAGAGACACGGGAAATTATTGACCGGGTTGCAGAACAAGCGGCAAAGAAAGCCGTTCGAACAACATTTAGCAGCCTCGGCCTAGACACGTCAGACCCTATCAAAATCCAAAAGAATATGGCGTTTCTTGATGAAAGCCGCGAGCGCTGTGAAAAGTTTTACGGCGAGATGTGGAACAACATGACCACGACGCTTTGGCGCGTTGTTAAGATTATTTTCGTTCTCGGCATCTTAGCTGGATTGGCGAAGTTAGGCTTTAGCATTGAATCGTTGAAACCTTTGTTCGTAGGGGCATTATGAAAGGAGCTTTAGGTATGAATTTATCAAATAACTTCACCCTGGCAGAGATTTGCAAGTCTGGCACTGCTTTGCGCTGTGGCATTGTTAATACGCCCGGTGACAATGAGGTTAAGGCGCTGGAAGCGTTAGCAGGAAACATCCTGCAACCTGTCCGAGATCATTTTGACATCCCGTTTTCCCCGTCATCCGGGTTCCGGTGCCTGGAACTAAACACACTCATTAAATCCAAGCCTACGAGCCAGCACGTCAAAGGCGAGGCGGTGGATTTTGAAGTTCCTGGTGTTTCAAATCTGGCGCTGGCCGAATGGATTCGCGACAACCTGGAATTCGACCAATTGATTCTCGAATTCTGGAAAGACGACGATCCCCATGCTGGCTGGGTGCATTGCTCTTATAAGGGGGAAGGCAACCGAAAGCAGGTTTTGACGATAGGGCCGGGTGGCGCATTGGCAGGATTGGGGGCTTATTAGGTATGGATCCGATTAAAAGTGTCGTCGCCGGAATCGCATCTCCGCTCTTCGGGCTCGTGGATGAACTTTTCACCAGCGATGACGAACGAAACACTGCGAAGATAAAGCTCGTACAGATGGAGCAAGATGGCAAGCTCAAGACCATGCAGACGCAAATGAGTGCGATCCTTGCCGAGGCTCAATCAACTGACAAATGGACGAGCAGGGCACGTCCTGGGTTTCTTTACGTGGTCTATATTTTCATTCTGGCTGCTATCCCGATGGGTGGCCTGTCCGCCTATGACCCGGATATGGCAAAGGCCATTGCCTACGGCGTTGGCGAATGGCTCAAGGTAATTCCAGAAAGTATGTGGGGGCTGTTTGGGGTTGGTTATCTTGGATATGCCGGGGCGCGGTCTTGGGATAAAAAGAACGGGACGGCTAAGTGATCCGATCTGGCCGTATTGTAATGAGCGTGATGATGAGTGGACGGATGAAGAGGCGGTGGTTTGGGTATAAATAATAAATCTGCAAAATGCAGATTAACTATCGCACCACACACCTACAGACCGCAGAAAACCGTTATCAGTCAACACGCTAAGTCATTGAAATCATTAAAAGGTACTTTTCTGCTAAGGGAGTATACGGGAAACCGTTTCTAGGGGTAATCTCGTTTCTGGTTTCTCAATTTCTTTCAAACTCATTGATCCGTCAGGCCATTTAACGACCCTGTATTTTTGAACTTTCGTACCATCTGCGTCCCAAAGAGAAATCTCACCATCTTTGATAACCATCGCCATATCGGGTGGCATTTCTTTCACGGCCTTGATTTCCATTCCACATATCAACATCGGTTCAATCCCTCTGTTCTGGTACTTGCTTGCCGTTCCACCGAATGACCAAATCCTCGGCATATTCCGGTGTCGTGCATGTCGCGATTATTCTCGATGTACGTCCAAAAACTTCATCTTTAATATCTTCCCAAACGACATTGAGAGATATATCGCAGCGGATATATGCTTCACCAAAAAGGGGTTCTGTTTGCTCTGTCATACTTAAAGCTCCTTCAATTGCTAATTTTTGACACGACACTTAAGAATGAGAGAACCGCACTCTGGTGCGTATTGCCCACGTCCCGGAGAGGTCGCCGCCGAAGCGGGAGTAGCGTTTTTTTTTCATGCTCCGGTCTCTCATTCTTAAATGCCGCATCCGTTAACCCTCGTTATCGTTCAATCGTTTATGACTTCCATCAAGTCACCTTCACATCGGGGGCAAATCGGTACGCCGTTGTCTTCATCCTCACCAACCTCGTCTTCGTCGCCCTTCCAAGGAC